GGGCTACCCCTGTTGTACCTGACTTGGCTCCTTTATAGGTTCCACCCCTTTTTTTGTATTCCTTTACTATCCACGCAGAAGCATACGCACTAGGGAATATCTTGAACTTACGTTTAGCCTCAGATTTAACTCGGCTGTATAGGGCTGGTTTTGCTGGAGTGTTTGCCATAATTGCGTCAAACTTATGGCTGAATTACCCTAAAGTTCAATACCAATGTCTTTACCGTACAACGCTAACTTAGTGGATTGCAACTGTCTTTTTTTAGGTTTTTTATACTTTTTGACTAAATCTTTTGCCTTTATAGGTTCGAATACCCTTACTTTATTAGTGTTTATTGTTAAACACAGCACGACGTAGTCGGATAGCAATGGACTTTTGACTAGCGGATCATTCTTTTGGAACATCCATGACAAACCAAACTGTTCAGACTGTTTAAGTAATTGGCTTTTAACGTGAAGGTTATGAGCGTTATTTACGATCATGTCCGCAGCGTAAGATTTGTTCTTGTTTTTATATACAGCCACGTCAGGTTGAGTACATTCTTGATCCATTTCTATGTACGTAAGCCACACGGCATATTCAGCTAATTTACCATAATAGATGTCCTGTTTAATTTTACTAGGGTTATCTTGACCACGCTTCTTGTATTCCGCCTTATTAGTTCGGTAACACTTTTCCGCAAAGTCAATAATCTTTAACTTGTACGTATTTTCCATGGTTACTTCTTTGTACTTCATAGCTACTAAGTTTAGTATTGAATCTTTATGGAATATACGTATATTTTTGACACCATGAATCCAAAACTGAAAAGATATGGAGTGAGTGGCTATAACAAGCCTAAGCGCACCCCTAATCATCCTACTAAGTCTCATGTGGTCGTTGCCAAAGAGGGTAACAAGGTAAAAGTGATACGCTTTGGTCAGCAAGGCGTTTCTGGTGCAGGTAAAAACCCAAAAACAAAGGCTCAGAAAGCTAGACGTATGTCCTTCAAGGCTAGACACGCTAAGAACATAGCCAAAGGTAAAATGTCTGCTGCGTACTGGGCTAACAAAGTAAAATGGTAATGATAGACACCTCGAAATTATACTCCGTATCTAAAGACGCTGTCGAAGACATCGTAATGAAAGAAACTCGTCACCCGTATTATAGCGTGGTTCTTGACCGAGCTAAAATGATGAACAGTTGGTTTCAAGCGGAGTATGACGAGTACACAGCCATTTCTAGCACCGTCTTTTCTGATAAGTCCTATATCATTGACCAGAGTAGCATAGAATCGGATGAAGAGTACAGGGAGCGTTTATCCAGAATGAAGTTGTTTCCGCTAGAGCAAAAGTTCTTCTCAGCTCAGCAGCGTATTTATGACGAGAACAACGTCAACAGAATGTACCCTGAAAACAAAGACTTTTGGAAGTGGAAGGAAACAAATTTTGATGACGCAGGGTGTTCTATCACTGAGTTTTACCGAGACAAGGTTCTCTTCGTAAAAGAGGTTCTTGGATTCGGTGCGGTTGTTACGGATTTAATGATGGATGGTAACGGGAATCCTGTTACCGATACAGACGGCAACGTAGTTCCTTACAACTTTGTTGTGCGTCCCCACGAAATATGGAACTTTCAAGTGAAGCAGGGCGCACTAACGCTTCTCGTTACTAGGCAAATGTATTACGACCTAGACAACATCAAGAAGCATAAGTGGACTGCCTATACACCTGAGTACATCTGCGTGTACATCGAAGAGAACGGGAAGAAACAAAAGACGCTGGAGATACCTAATCCATTTGGAGAAGTTCCAGCCACGCTACTCAAGGGTCAGACGGATGCTAACAGTTCGTTCATTGTAGGGAAGCCACGTAGATATTCCCTAAAAGGTATGTACCTAGCCTCTTCTGAGTTGTTCTATGACCTGAAGAAGGGTTCTGAACTGTTCGGGCATCCTATTCCTGTTCTCACAGATTCCATTGTGCGGTCTCTAGCTGGTGTCGCTGATGATGACCAATACGATTCACGTACCATTAAAGAAGGTGTAGGTATGGCTATCATCATTCCTGATGACCAGCAAATACCTAGTAACATGTTGTACCAAGCAGATATGCAGGGTCTTCAGCACCTTAGAGATGTAATTTTTGGTGATTTGATGTCACTCATCTTCTCTATGGCTCAGGTTCGGGACAAGTCCATTGTTAAGAGTAATGTGTCTGGCTCTGCTAAGAGATTTGATAACGTAGAGGAACAAGGGTTATTAGCGTCTACAGCGATGGACATGGAAATGATAGAGATGCAGGTTCTAAGAAGAATGGCTAAGGTTCGTGACGAGGACTACGAGGGATACGGTGTAACCTATTCGAAGCATTATGACTTGTCTAGTGCGGATGAGATATTCCAAGACATTACCGAAGGTATGCAGTATCATGCCATGTCTCTACCTCTCATCAAGAAGCTAACTGCGGAATATATGCGCAAACGTTCTATGCCTCAAGAGGATATTGAAGAGGTAATGCAACACTTTAATGAGTATGGTATGCCTAAAACAGCTACTGACCTAAGAAATTTAGTGGATATTCTACCACAAGAAGAACTTCAACGCCAAGCACAAGTTGGTATTGAAACACAAAGCGAGCAATAATTAACTTATAATCACATTATGAGCGAACAAAACATAGAGCAAGTTGAAGCTCCTGATTCAACACTAGAGGAGACAACCTCACAAAACACCGTACAAACACAACAACCAGAGTTCGATAAAGACAAGTTCTTTCGTGGCGCATACAACGAAGGAAAAAGTAAGGTCGAAAAGGATGTTGTAGGAAAGTTCTCTGAATTACTGGGAAACAACGTTGAGTCATTGGATGATGCTTTTTCGCTAATCCAACAGACACTTCAACCCAAGCAAGAAGAGAAGGGTGAGTCTGAAAAGTTGCGTGAGCTATTGCAACAGTATCAGCAAGAAGCTGAGTCTGCAAAAGAGCAACTCATGATGACTCAAATGGAGAATCGCATAAACACTGAGTTTCAATCAGCGTTTGGTGCACTCCAACAAGATAATGAACTGACTTTACGCCAAGACTATGTAGAACAACTGTTCTATAACGAGTACGAGATAGAAGAGTCTAATGGGGAGTTTTATGCCGTTAAAGACGGTGTTCCTGACCTAGACGAACAAGGCAACAGAAAGTCAGTGGCTAACTCACTCGTTGAGTTTGCTAAACAATTTGCGAAACCCAAGAAAGTGGGTGCTGGCGGAGCAACTGGTGGTACTTCAGCTAGTAGTGAAAGACCTAGTCGAGCAGAGTTTCAAGAACTTGTGCGCTCGTCTAATCCAGCAGATCGTGCTAAGGCAGAGAGCTCTTCGGAGCGATGAGAGCCGCAGGCGGTTGGGCTGAACAAGCGTAAATCCATCTTATTATGGTTAGGCAAAACCTTAATTGTCATGTTCTGGTCATAGCGACCCAAAAGCTAAAATATAACATTATACCTATAATTTAACTTTTATAAAGACATGGCAATTAATAGTAATTTTTCCATTTACGAACCAGAGGCGTTTGTTGAGGTTGCACTAGCTAACCAATACCCAAACAGACCAATGGTATCCAAAGCCGTTACTAACGTAGCTGGCGCATCTATCGAAGGTCTCGTTGCAGCACGTAACAAGACTGTAAGCATTACTCGTGCAGTAAAGCCTACTGGCTCTCCTAGTGCATACTCAGGGAGCTATAGCTTAGGAACCCCTGATGCTAGTGAAGAGCAATTAGTAATCAACAAGCATTACTATGCTGGATTCAGCATCGACAAAGCTGACCAAAAGTTTGCCCTTCCTGACTTAGTACAACAGCACTTCGTTCCAAGACTACACCAACTTATTGACCAAATCAATAGTGACGTGAAAGTTGAGGCTCGCAAGGCTTTTGAAGTAGCTTTCGCTGACAACAACACTGACTCTACTGTAATGGACGATAATGACCTTGCAGAAGCTAGAAAAATTATGGCTGCTCGTAAGTTCACTACTGATAACCTAATGATGGTTATTGACCCATTCGTAGAGAAAGACCTTACTACTTTGAACATCTTTCAACAAGCTAACACTCGTGGTTCTGCTGACATTCAGTTAGGTGGAGCTATGGCTCGTGCGTATGGATTTGACTTCTTCGTAGACAACGAAGGTTCTAGCCACACACCAGCTACAGTAACTGACGCTGTTCTTGCAGCAACAGAAGCTATTGGTCAAACTGCATTAACTATCGACAACGGTAGTGGTGGTGCAGCAACTGTATCCTTAGCTGAGGGTGACATTGTTACTTTCGGTTCTGCTAAAGGTACTGATGACTTCTACACTGTAGAAAGCCAAACTGGTACTGTATTAACCATTAAAGAGCCATTACGAAAAGCGCTCGCCAACAACGCTACTATCAACCCAGTTGATATTGCTTCAGGTGACACTGGTCGTGAGCAGTTCTTCTACGACCCATCTGCCCTTGCCTTAGTAACTGCTGTAATGCCTTCAGTGGATAGCGGTTCAGGTTCTGGCGTGCGTAGAGCTGCTGGTTTCGAGCCAATGAACAATGTGAATTACACATTGACTATCGAAGAAACCAAGTCAGGTGCTGACGTACTTATCGAAGTTCTTTACGGAGCTAAAGTATTCAGACCAGACCTAGGTGGACGATACATTCGTGGTAACGTAGCTAAGGCGTAAGCCCTAGTAACTAATTAAAAGGGGTGTGGCTCTTCGGGGTCACCCCCTATTTTTTAACTACACATAAAGCAATACTCATGGCGTTTAGCGACTTAACACTTACTAGAAACAATATTGATGCACTAGAAGAGCTAACGTTCAAGGGCGTTAACGTCACTACGGGCACTACCGTGCTCAATCTATCAGAGAAGGATAACCTAATACTAGGTAAAGCAATTAAGCTCCTCAAAACGGATATTCTTGAGAATCTAAGGCAATACATAAACGATTCCACGTATGCTACAGAGACTGCGTTATTAGACGCTATACATGCTGCGGATTCTGAAGAACTTCTTGTTGACTTGCTTTCATACAAATTTTTAGAGTTGTGGTTTGCGCAGGACGCAACGCACAAAGACAGCTATAGCTTTTCTAAGGCTATGAAGTACTATAACATGTACAACCAATACCTTACTGCCAATCTTAGACGATTGAGTGGTCTATTAGCTAAACCAAAGACGACTCCACGAGTTCGTTTTATGAGTATGTACTAGCATGGATCTAGGTAGAGTCATACAGTTAGATGTAGAAACCAGGTTCAAACCTCACGTGATAAAAGAGGTGTACCAACAAATTGGCTTGCACTATAGAGAAGATATTAGAAAAACCAACAGAGACGCTCTAGATCCGGACGGGACACCTAGGCAAGAGTTATCGGATAACTCCCCATATTTTTACGCTAGAAACAAGTTACGTGACGTTGGTAACGACGAGCCTAACTTAATCTATACAGAACGAGCAGAACAAAGCCTGGGTGTGTATAATACCAACGAAGGATTTCAAATGTATCATAGCAACGCTGAATCGGATAGTTACATGTATTTGCATGAAACAGGATCCGGTGGCATGCCCGAGCGTAGACAATTTCCGACAACAGAAGATTCTGATGAGTCATTCCAGCAAAAGAACGTAGAATTTGTAGAAAAAGCATTAGAAGAACACCTTAATAAAAACAGAAGGATCGTAGTCAATGGATAGAAACGCAATACTTAGTGGGTACGTAACGAGCTTCAGCTCCTATTCATCTTCAGACGCAAGACCTACTGCGGAAAAGGTATTGAAATATAGTGGTGATTCTTTCGATATTAGAAAGAGAGGTGACATTAAAACCGAAGCGGTTATGTTCAAGTTGATGAGTGGGTCTACAGATTATCAAGTAGATGCTGAAAAACCAACAGAACTTAACCAGAGTTTCCAGGCTAAAGTGTACGTAGACCAGCCGGATTCTCATAGCGGTAAAGATGCTGCCTACGACAGAATGTTAGAACTTACAGATCAGCTTATTGATTGGGCAGATACAACGGCAGCGACGACGATAACAGCCGACGTATATACCATTACAATAACTGGTGTTGATACGATAGACGAAGAAGACGGCTACCTATCAACAAACGTGAATTTTCAAAGTATAATTAAAATATCCTAAACCAAACACAAAAAAATGGCTAAATTTATATTAGACAAAGTTACTATAGGTAGTGCTTCTGACTTCAGTGGAACAGGCGGTGGAGATATCCACGCTGTTATTGTTGAAGCTTCTTTGCCTACCGTAGAACCTAACACAGTAGTAGTTGATGACGGTCAAACCATCAATGAATCATACACTGTAAATATTGAGATGAGAACCAAGCATACACAGTTTGATGCCACAGATGATGGTGGTGTAATACTAACGTCTGCTGTTGTTTCTAATGACGGTACTCTTCATACTAAGGCTTATATCAAGTTTCATGGAGCAACCAACTCATTCAATATTCAAACAGGTGCAATTTATTTAAACGGTTATGAAGACTTTAGTAATGGTCGTAGAGAAACTGTATTAACTGGAACATTGGAAGTAATCAGCGCTGCAACTGGATTAACTTCTTCATAATAATTAGGAGATAATCTAATGAGTAGAAGTCAACTAGAGAAGTTGAGCATTTTAAATACTGCTAACTTTTCCAATCACTTTACTTTTTCTGTAGTTCAAGAGGGTTCAGATGAGGCTTCTCGTCAAGTCCTTAGTATCGAACCAGCATCAGCGCCAATTATAGAAGACGGTCAAACTATTATATTGACTAAAAACTATGATTTAACTGTTAGCGGTTTATTTAAAGAAGATACTATATCTAGCCTGCAGACGTTAGCCGACAATCGTACAAGCCTTGTGTTTGGTGGATTCGGTTTAGGCGGTCAAATACTGCAACTAGAAGGTGCAATGAATGTGAATCAGATTTTTTCTGAGACAGCTTCATTTAGATTTAATAGTCCTCGAGAAGCTAAAGGGGGCTATGATGTTACTACCGTATCTCCATTACATGCTCATACAGGTACAGGAAAACATACATCTTCTCTATCTTATAGTACTAATGGATTTGCTTTGTATAAGTGGGGTGATCAAGATAGTAGTGGTATAGCTGATGGGTGGACTGTAACTGGAACTGATACAACAACTAGTTTTAGTAATGGTATTCAAGTTATAGATTCTGGTAGTAGTACTTTAACTATGACTAGAGATGTATATCTGCCATTTGATGGGAGAGCCATTTACTTTAACATCAAAACAAATACTGGCGACGCACCAACAGGAACAGTAAGCATTCAGTTGATATCTTATACAGATGATGGCACTACCCCAGATGCTACAGGCTCCCCAGTGTCTGTTACAGCGGCGGATACTGCATATCAAGCCACTGTGTCTCCATCTTCTAGCGCAAAAATGGTTAGAGCAATAATATCTTTAGCCTCAGGAGCCGATCTTGAGTTTAAGGAACCAACACTTGAGCTAAATAGCACCTACAACTTTGTAGAGTTTAACACATAACGCATAAATAAAGCGAGCAATTTATGGGACGTATTACAAAAGTAACGGGCGAATTTATGGGGGTTCGGTTTGAAGTCAAGCCGACCCCTATTCGTTTTGATAAGATAATAAATGAGCGTAGAGATATGCTTATGAATTGGTATAAAGACAACCATCCTAAACTTCATAAAAAGCTAGAAGAAGATAAAAATTCTGTTGATGATTATACGATGGAAGACTTTGAGGCACTGAACGCTTGGCGTTTAGACGAAGAGTTTCGAGCTAAGTACTGTAAGTATACTGCAGATCACTGCTTGAAGCTCGACAAGAAAATAACTGATGCCACTTGGAAGTCGGATGACTTGGAGCTTGGAACGCTTGAGGAAGCGTGGGATTTTTTTACGAACAGGCGACAAGTACCTTCCAATGGAGTCGGAGTACTTTAGAGTCATTAGACTTGCTCGCACCTAATGACCTAGTGGTTGAAATTGGCGGTGCATATACATACTACTGTTATGTACTTGCCGGTTTCGATCCATTGCGAGCGCAGGAACTTGAAGCCGAATGTTCCATAGAAGACATAACCAAAGCAATGATGGCTCGTGAGGCTTATCACAAGCCAAAAGATAAATAAAACACCATGCCAGAGTTAGTATATAACGTCCGATTTGAAGTAGACTCATCTAATCTAAAAAAGATTACATCTGGCATTGACCCAAACTCTTCTAGGGAAGTACAAAATCTCAACCAAGAGATTCAAAGATTAAAAGACAATCTAAATAAAATTAAATCTCCTGCTAGAGACGCAACAACTGGAGCTTCTGCTGGATTTTTAGATTTAATGCAAAACGTTAAGACTACCACGTCTGAAGTTCGAAAAAACACCTCTTCATTTAAAAAGAGCATTGTAACAACCGATCAGAGCACGGACTCATTCATAAATCAGTCAGAAGCTCTTCTTGATGGGTCGATACAACTTCAAAGGTTACGAGAAGAGTTAGAGGAGGCTGCACAACAAGAAAACCTTACCGACAAACAAACGGAGCAGCTAAATAACACTATAAATAATTTAGCTAATGTTCAAAGAGCTGCGGTTAGTGCATCTAATAACTTTAATGACGGACTACAGGTTATAGAGCATCAAGCCGGAACCATGAATAAAGCCTTTTCTGGATCAAATCAAATATTGTTTTCTTTTAGTGATTTAGTACAGGATTCAACTCAGTTCAGTCAAGGATTCGCACAAGGTATGCGAGCCATTGGTAACAACGTTGGATTCACTGCAGAGTTGTTTGCTAACCTTAGCAATAACGTTAAGAGACATAATAAGTTAGTAGCGGATGGGGTTCTTCAGAATGAAAAACAAATGACTACGTTTGGAGCGTTAAAGAATTCTATGAAAGGAGCCGGTGGAGCTTTAATAGCTATAAACACGGCGGTTATGCTCGGTACTTTAGCGTTTCAAATGCTAGAGAAGAGACTTAAAAAAGTAACAGAAGCAGCAGATAAACAAGTAGAAGCATTTTCAGAGATAACGAAGGCTTTTGGCGAGTTTGATTCTGGATTTGACGATCCTCTTGGTATGAGGGCTAGGGAGCAAGAGATAGCTATGCTCCAAAATAAAATAAAAGAGGTTCCTGAAAACTTTAAGGAATTAGAGAGCGGCATGCTAGCTACTGGCATAAGGGCAGCCGGTGGGTTAAATCCTTTGATGTTAGGTCTGGCGTCATTAATGGAGGCTTTTCCAAACGCTTCTTTTGAAATAGGTGCTTTATTTGGTCTTATTAATGATGAAGCTATAAAAACAGCTGCCGCTCAAGAAAAATTTAACGATAGACTAGAGGAGTTATTAGAGGCTAAAAAACAATTTGATGCAGAAGTTGCTAACACTAGAGGTCTTCAAGGATTTTTAAACGTAACTGAAGACGCTGCTAATACTATGGCTGTTTTAACTGCTTCTCAAATGGAAGGTATACAGGTTAATGGAGAGTCCTTTAGAAGCAGGGTAGAAATTACGGCAGAATTACAAAGACAAATACAAGCTCAAGCTAATCTATTAAACTTCGAGAACTTATCATCTGAGGAAAGAACCAAACATCTTTCATTGATGAACCAACAGATACAATTATTTAATAAATTAAATGATCCTGTTAAGAAAGCATCAGAGCAAATTCAAGATTTAACGTTTTCTACTACAGCCGGCGTAAGCGAATTTGCTAAGATGAATAGGGAAACAAATAAACAAATTAAAGATTTAGACGAATTAAAATTAAAGTTTCCTGAACTATCAACACAAATAGATGCAGCTAAAGAATCTGTTACATCATTTGCCGAAGCTCAAGCCACAAGTCTTCAGTTTGGTAGAGCAGGAGAACTTGCTCAGATAGCCGGTGTGTATGGAGAAATATTTGGAGCAAGTAAAGAGTTTAGGATAGCTATGGCTACCATTGAAGGGGCTTCAGCTGTAGTAAGTACCCTGGCAGATCCAAAGCTAGATACTTTTACTAAAATAGCAATGTCAGCTACTATTGCTGCTAGTGCTATAGCTCAAATAAAACAAATAAAAAGCACACAGCTTGGAGGATCAGCGAACGTTCAATCACCATCTACTTCTCAAACCGTACAAGCCCCACAGAGAGGTTTTTTTGAAACTGATTACGACGCCTCAGAAGGAATTAGTAATAAGGCTAGTAGTATGACTAGTTACACTCCAGTTAATCCAGGGTTTATGTCGAGCACGATAGTTTTTGAAGGCGTTCTTGATGATGAATTATTGTCCATGAGAGTAAAAGAAGGAAATGCAAAAATAGAGAGTTCAACGAATTATCTTGGAGATTAATAAATGCCAGTATTTTATGCTGTATCATCAAATAAAGTATCGTTACGACCTATAGATATAGAGGTTGATTTTAGCATATTTCACAATACAGCCACGACTACAGGAGCTACTTACGAAATTTGCGAACTAGGTAAGTTTAAGTATGATTTTGATTTAACGACTGACGTAGACAACGTTGATAAAATAGGGATTAGGGCTGGCGCAGTAACCATATCATTTTTTGATAATAACGATGCGGAATACCCAAGTATATACGATATGTTGTTTTCATCTGGAATAGTGCCTCAACACATAGACGCAGATATATCCATATACAATCCATCAGGAGCATCTACTGCTAATGTCATTAAGTGTAGATTTAACTTAAATGATGTTTCGTATGATATAAATGGGCGTAAAACAACAATAGCGTTTAATCCGTTACGACCTAGTGACGTTACTGATTCCATTGTTGACATTATGGATAATTCTAGCAGAAACGTTTATTTTGGGGCACCAGTAACCACTCCATCCTACCCAGATGGCATGGTGGTTAGGGACTTTGTAGATGAAATGCTAGATCAAATATATGGCTCTACTGGTTCTAATTTGATTATATCCAATCTTTCGGATACAGACCCAGACATATTAGAACGAGTATGGATGGTTCTGCGAGATAAACAAGATACAGAAGACCTTCTTACAGCATCGGAGCAATTAGCTAATATAGCAGGAGTTGAGGGAGCCGTATTTGGCAATATGCTAGGTCAAAAAATATATTTCGCTAGAAATCTTGTGGGTGGTCAAACGGTTACGATGAATGAGTCTGACTTCAAAGATTTAAAGTTGGATAACACGAGAAAGATGAAGTACAAACAATTAAAGGTTACTCATGGTGCTTTTTCGGATTCGTCTACACTAAGTCTTTTAGACCCCAACTCTAGCAAAACAGCCAACTTTTCATTTAGACAAGGCAACTTATCAAAAAGAGAAATATCTAACGATGGTCCTCTTTTATTTAGCTATAGATATAAAGATGCCTCTAATGCAAACGAGTTGGATTATACAGATGCTACATTGGCTCAGTTTGGGGTGGCATCTTATGAAAAGCTATTATTGAATGAGTATATACCTAGAATAAACGGAACAATATTTGATTGCACTAAAATTAAACCGCATGAGTGCATGGTTATATCTTTTGGCACAACAAAAACATCAAGGCTCGTTGGGTCATTAGATGGAACGTATAGGTTTTCTAGTGTTACATACGACTTTCAGAAAGATACAATGCAATTCAACGCCTATAAGATAGCGTAACCATGTCCAAGCTAACAAATATCACGATTGTTACGGACGCTGGTGGCACTGAGACATTGACCATTCAAAATTACGCTGAGACGGACGAACTACAGTTCTGGGGGTCAACCTTCGATGAAGCATTAGATGGCTCGTTACGGAGCAATTTCAGGGACTTTAGAAGAAATATAGGACTTACATATAACCTCTGCACAACTCCTGATACGTATAGGTCTATTTGTAATAATATTGCCACAGACCTTACTAATGGCGCAACCTTTATTTATATTGGTATTGATACTAATAACCTAATTAGGGTAGTTTTAGACGATGGCTTTGCAAGTCGTGTTCAATATGCAAATCAACATGGCTTGTTTATCCCAAAGATTAACTTTACTGCTTTTGATTTAGGTCTTGAAATTACGTTAAACTTCGAGGATTATCGTTTTGTAAATGAAAGCGTCACGGTTCAACGTGATTACAGATTTATATATGAAAGTGTTACAACTCAATTAGATTATGGCAACCTTACCTAATAAATTAACGGAGTTTAGGATAAGAAAACAGGGCATACAGGCTGGTGAATGGTTGTATATCTTTACGGTAAACAACCTTGTATCAGAACTTGGTCAAGTAAATTATGGCTCTGCTTATGACGAGGCTTTAGATGGAAGTCTACGTCAAAATCTTAGAGGTTTCAGGCTTTCTATAACGCTTGATTTTGCTAAGTTATTATCATCAACCGTAGTGAAACACCCTAGTGGTGGCAGCGCAGCTAGTAGCACCGTAAGAGAGTTTTTGAATGATTTAATCACGTCCTTTACTGTGGATGGCGATGACCACGTTGATGTTTCTTTTAATAGTACTTATAGCGGTGATGATTGGAGAGAGATGATATTGGACTCATCATCGTTAAGGACTGCTTATACGAATCAAATAGCAAGAGAGTCGGCTAGTATAAACTTGATAGGAAAGGGAATCATTACTAGCATACCAGAAGAATTACAATCACCTAGTTAATAAATATGGCAACAGAAGTAAAACGTAGAAGAGGTACAACCGCTCAGCACTCATCGTTTACTGGAGCTGAGGGAGAGATAACAGTAGACCTAACAAAGGACACCCTTGTTGTTCATGATGGCTCTACTCAAGCTGGGTTTCCATTACTAAGGGAAGACTTTAGTAATATACCATCTTCTGTTTCTTTCACTAGTGACCTTACTATGACTGGTGTATTGACCATAGACAGGTCTAGCGCTAGTAGTGGGTTTGCCTTAAATATATTAGGCTCGTCTCAGGATAACATACGTTTTTTACATGATGGCAGAACCATTGAATCTACTGGTGTATTAAACATTGACGCTGGTGATGCTGATGATGAAAACCTGAATCTTAATGCGTCTCATATATACATAAACAATAACGCTGATGTAGATGGTAACCTGAATATAACAGGAGAAGCGACAGCCTCTGAGTTTATCGGTGATTTACGTGGGGCGGTAAGGTTTCAAGTACAGGCTGATGTTGCCATAGCTAAGGGCGATGCGGTATATATATCGGGTGTCAGTGGTAATAAGCCCACAGTAGGTCTTGCTGATGCTAATGATGCAAGTAAAATGCCAGCGTTTGGTTTAGCTGCTGGAGCCATTAATGCTAACGCTTCAGGTGAAGTCATAACGTTTGGTACGCTATCTACAATAGACACCTCGTCTTTTACGGTAGGTGACGTTTTATATATCAGCGATACTGGCACAAGTGGTAATACCCTTACAGCTACAGCGCCTGCTGGTGAGTCATCTCAGATTCAGAATATAGGTAAAGTACAAAGGTCTCATGCGAGTGCTGGGTCTATCAAGGTAGGTGGTGCAGGCAGAAGTAATGCTACACCAAACCTAGACCAAAACAAGATATTTTTAGGAGATAGCAACAACAGGTCGGTATCTACTGCGCTTAGTAACATTGGTCTTTCTAGCTTCAATAATGATGCTGGATTCGTTACGAGTACAGGTGATAACACCTTTGTAACGTCAGCCTCATTCAACACTGGAGATGGTGTCCTTACCCTGACTAGAAACGATAGCAACACAGTTACTGCTGACTTAGATGGCAGATTTTTGCAGTTATCAGGTGGTACGCTTACAAATAGTTTAACCATAAATGTAGGAAGCCCTCAGCTTATTTTAAGGGATAGCACCGATGATGATGACCAGTCTATATTGTTTAGAACCAATGGAGATGTAGATTTATACAGTATCACAGGTAATAACGATGTACTAAACATAAAGACACTTACGTCTAGGGCAATGAAGTTCTTTACGAATGATACATTGGCTATGACCATTGACACAGATGGTTCTATTGATACTGAGCAAGCTCTTGATGTGGGTGGTACGTTAAAGTTAGAGTCAGTGGCGCAAGACACTGCTTCTACAAGTGCTTTAGTATGGGCTTTTGATGGGTCTCAGACGGTTAAATACAGAACACTAGGTTCAAATGCCTTTAATAGTGATACGATACCAACTAACAACAATCAGCTTACTAATGGTGCTGGGTACACTACTAATGTAGGAGACATTACAGGTGTAACAGCAGGAAATGGTCTTAGTGGTGGTGGAACGTCAGGGGCGGTTACATTAGCGGTAGACTTTAGCGAGCTTCCTAGTAATCCACCTGTAGCTATAGATTCTACAGACCAACTTATATGGTACGAAACAGGCTCTGGAACAGAAAATAGAACAGTTATAAGTTCATTTCCATTATCTGCTTTTGATAATGATAGCTCATTTATAAATCAAACAAGTGGTGACGCCAGATACTTACAACTAACTGGTGGTGCGCTTACTGGAGCGACAAGCATAACCACTTCTACTAACAGGGTATTAACGTTAGATTATACTGGTGCAGGTAGTTATACNCTGATGTCATTTAAACAGTCAGGTACAGAGCAGTTTAGGCTTTGGGGAAGTAATACTGATAATTATTTATCATTTTACAACGACCAATCTAATGGTCATCAGCTTACATTAGCTTCAGATGGCAACGTAGGTATTGGTACTATTAGTCCTACTACTCCTTTGCACGTAGTCGGTAATATATATTCTAGTACGAGAGTTCAAGGCGGAAGTACTACTATAGGAAGCGCT